CGGTGGGGGCATCAAGGCCGGTTCGGGCATCGAGGCCGGTGGGGGCATCAAGGCCGGTTCGGGCATCAAGGCCGGTTCGGGCATCGAGGCCGGTTTCTCGATTGCGGCGCCTTGGGTGTCTGCCGCTCTTCGTATCTTTGTCGGCCTGTGCTTGTGGCGCGAACCGACGCCCGATGAGATGCAGCTTCGCGCGGAGTTGCGCGGAGGCGTTCTGGCCTTCGGTGAGCATATTCCGCCCACCCCTTCTCATGACGAGCCGCGCGGCCTCCAGCAACCCCTGACGGACGCTGAACTCGCAGCGGTTCGCGCCCTCCTCAATCAAGCCGCGTGAGGAGAGGACAGATGCAGACGCAAGCCCCTGAACAGACCGAAGCTGGAACGAAAAGCGCCTTGCTGATGTTTGGCAAGCCGATCACGCCAGACAGCTTTGAGGCTCGGGCCATCGCCGCTGGACACACGCTGGAGCTGGACGGAGACGGACAAATCGACGGCGTTGCGTTGGCCTACGGCCACTGCAACGGGCCACGCTGCTCTGTGTGCGATTGGGGCGGCTGCCACCACTGCAACCCGCCGATCCCTCCCTGTGACGGCGGCGTAGAAAAGGCAGAGCGTGACGCCGCAGAGCGTGTCGAAGCCGCCGCTCCTGATCTGCTGGCGGCGCTCAAGGTCGCGCGGGACGCTATCGCATCAGCGCCGCCAGCAACCTTCGGAGAGGGCGATAGTGGGGGTCTGTCGGCCCCCTACCCGATCCAATCCGAGATACTCGCCACCATCGACGCCGCCATCTCCCGTGCGGAGGCCTGACCCATGGCTCAAGGTGAAATGCTCAAGCCGTGCCCGTTCTGTGGCGGCAAGGCGAGCGCTAACGGCCATGTCACATACGCGCCCCCGCTGCGTGACGCGTGGTGGGCGGATGGCTCGGAGGTCACGGAAGCCTTCTTCACGCACTGTGTGACCTGCGGGGCCATGCCGCGTGCTGCCGGGATGGTCACGGGCTACCAGACCCGAGCCGAATCCATCGCCGCATGGAACCGCCGCGCCCCATCCGAGGAGGCCTGACCCATGGCCATCACACCGGAACTTACAGAAGCCAAGGCCCGTGAAAGCGAGCTGGTCAAGGCGCTTCACGCCGCCCGGCAAGACTATGAGTGGGCCTGGTTTGATCGGTCGGCTGGCTATCCGGCGGATCGGCAGGAAGGCGAGCAACGCGCGGCGGATGCCGATGACCTAGGAGAGCGGCTGGCAGAGGCCCTGTGGCTCTATGGCCGGGCCTCTGGTCCCGACGCAATGGACGTTCTGGCCATGGCCTCAGAGGCCATTGACGACGACCGCTGCGCCATCATCACCGCCTCGGGCCATCTCTGGCTCCACCGCAAGCGCCACGAGCGCTCGTTCCGCCAAGCCCGGCTGTCGGCTGAGTTGGAGGGGGTGTGATGACCACCCCCCGGCTTCACATCATGGGCGGGGGGCTGGACGCCCTGTTCGCCCTCGGCGTCGAGCGCAGAGGCTGGATCGTCCGCGTTCCCGGCACCGAAACCAACGACTACCGGCTAGCGAAGGCATGGCTTCGCCAAGCCTCCGCCGCCCTCGGCGCCAAGCCCGCCGCTGAGGCCGCGTCCCTGAACATCAAGACAATGGAGAAACGAGCGTGAGCAGCAACGAAATCGCGGACACGTCCGACATCGCCGAGCCTGGCTGTGAGCATCCAGAACACGACATGGCGGCGACGAAGGAATCCGACCCGGACGCCAAGATCGAGTTCCATGTGCAGATGCGCTCGTGGACCCTCCGAGACATGGAGGCGCTCGTGATCGAAGCCGCCGCCCGTCAGCTTGTTGGCCGAACCGCCAATGAGACGGCCCTGGCCAGAGCGGTGCAAGAATCCGCCGTCACACAGATTACAGCGCGAGCCGATGCCAAGCTGAAGGCTGTCTCCGCAGAAATCCTCGATCAGCCCGTGATGGCCGGGCCAGGCGCCAAGGAGCCGGTCACTTTGCGCGACATGATCGGCCTCTACGCCAAGGACTACCTGACCGAGCGCGTCGGGAACGACGGTGAGCCGGTGACCGACAGCCACTATCGGAGCGGCGCCAAGCCCCGGATGACGTGGATCGTCGAGCGCGCCTTGGACTCGACCTTCGAACGCGAAATCAAGGTCGCGACAAGCGCTGCTATTCGGGAAATTCAAGCTGCAATCAAGGCACAGCACGAGGCGCTAATCGCCGAAGAAAAGGCCCGTATCCGCGAGGCGATCGGCAAGGCGGTATCAGCATGACCCGCCCCTACACCGCCCCGGCCTTCACCCAGGAACCGCCGAACGCGGGCCAGCTCCTCCGCAACGTCTCCGCCGACGCCATGCGCGCGGCGGTATCGTCCGAAGGAAAGCTGACCTACGAGGGCCTTCAATCCGCAGAGGATGCCATTCGCCGGGCGGAACAGAACCTTCGGGCGGCGAAAAAGGCGGTGCGCGAGCTGGCCAAGCCGGTTCGGGCCAAGCGCGCCGCTGAGCGCCGTCGCGGCTTCCATGTCGTCAGAGACGACGACCTCGCCATCCCGGCCATGGGGGCCTGAGATGACCCCCCACCCCATCCCGCCCGCTTTGTCCTCTCCTACCGAGCGGCGCGGCGCGGGGCGCTCTGGCTCCCCCCAGGAGCGCCCCGCAGAATTCTCACCTGAAAAGGAAACCGACATGACCGCAGAACCGATCAAGGGCGAGGTCATCGCCAAAGACGAACCCCGAGACTTGGTGCCCGCTGGCGAGATTCAGACGCCGTTTCAGATGCTCGCGCTCGCCATCGACCGGGGCATGGCGGTCGAGACGCTCGACAAGTTGATGGCCATGCACGAGCGCGTCGAGGCGACCAAGGCGCGCCGTGCCTTTGATGAGGCCATCTCGCTCGCCAAGGCCGATATCGCGCCCGTCGCCAAGAACCGTGAGGGCCACAACCGCGCGCGATATGCCGACTTTTCGGCCATCGCCAAGGCGGTTGATCCGGTCCTGGCCAAATACGGCCTGTCCTACCGCTTCCGTTCTGACCAGGCTGACCGCGTCCGCGTGACCTGCATCCTCTCCCACAAGGCCGGGCACTCTGAGGAAACCACGCTTGAAGGCCCGGCAGACACCTCCGGCAACAAGAACGCCATTCAGGCCATCGGCTCCACGCTGACCTATCTCCAGCGTTACACGCTCGTTCAGATGCTCGGCATCGCCGCCTCGGACGACGATGACGGCAAGGCGGCTGGGGCGGGCGATGCCATCTCTGATGAACAGGCGGAGATCCTTCGGGCGCTGGTCACAGAGACGAACACCGACATCAACCAGTTCCTGACCTATGCCAAGGCCGAGTGCATCCCCGATATTCCGGCTGCGCGCTTCGACCACCTGAAAGCCAGCCTTGAGCGAAAAAAGGGGGCCGGCTGATGGCGAGGGCGAGAACACCCCTAGATCAGCGCATCCTTACGGCCCACCGCCGCGAAGGTGAGTGCTGGATTTGGACGGGCGCGGTTGGTCGCGATGGCTACGGCGTCATGACAGTTGGCAGAAGGCAAATGCGCGCTCACCGGGCATCGTATCAGGCATTCAACGGCGACCCCGTCGGAAAGCTGGTGTGCCACAAGTGCGACCGCCCGCTGTGCGTGAACCCGGCCCACCTGTTCCTTGGGATGCCCTGCGACAATACCCGCGACATGATCGCGAAGGGTCGGGCCGCTCCCGTCCGCACCGATGATGCTCACCACGCCACCAAGATCAGCCATGGGCAGCGCGAAGCTATCCGGAAAGCCAGAGCCGAAGGCGCAACGCTTGCCGCATTGGCCGAACGCTACGGTGTCGTTTTCCAGACCATCAGCGCGATTTGCCGAGGGGAGTCCAGCTATGGAGCAGCGTAGTGAGGAATGGTTCGACGCCAGACTGGGCAAAGTCACCGCCAGTCGAGTGGCCGATGTGGTCGCGCGCACCAAAAGCGGACCGGCTGCTTCGCGGGGTAACTACCTTGCCCAGTTGGTGGTCGAGCGAATGACGCGAATGGCCCCCGAGAGCTTTACTAACGCCGCAATGCAACACGGCGTCGACTGCGAGCCGGAAGCCCGCGCCGCCTACGCCTTCCTTCACGCTGACGGCCCTGTGGTCGAGGTCGGCTTTGTCGATCATCCGGCCATCGCCATGACCGGCGCCAGCCCGGACGGCCTGGTCGGCGATGACGGCCTGGTCGAGATCAAGTGTCCGAACACGGCAACCCACATCGCCACGCTCAAGGGGCGGTCGGTCCCCGGCAAGTATATGGTCCAGATCCAGTGGCAGCTCGCCTGCACGCGCCGCAAGTGGTGCGACTTCGTCAGCTACGATCCGCGCCTTCCTGATGAGCTTCAACTGTATGTCGAGCGCGTTCACCGCGACGACGACATGATCCGGGAGCTGGAGTCCGAAGTCACCGCCTTCCTCGCGGATGTGGACGCCGATGTAGCGGCGCTTGAGGCTATCCGGCAAGAAAGGCTGGCGGCATGACGACGCCGCCCATGCCCTTCGTCTGGAGCGGTTCAGCCTTCGTCCCGTGTCAGGGCTTCGCGCGTCGTGCGGCGGAAGCCTATGGGGCGGGTGAGATCGTGCCTCTGGTTGAGTGGCGCGACCGCTCCGACGCCACGCACAAGCACGAGTTCGCCTGGCTTCGCGAGGCGTGGTCGAACCTGCCGGATGACTTGGCCCGTCAGTTTCAGACGCCGGAACATCTTCGCAAGCGCGCCTTGATCGAAACCGGGTTTTGCACGACGCGGGACTATGTGTGTGGATCTCAGGCGGAAGCTGTCCGCTGGGCCGAGAACCTCCGTCACGAGGCCGACGAATACGCCGTAATCATCGTCTCCAAGGCGGTGGTCCGCATTCATACGGCGAAAAGCCAGTCGCGCCGGCACATGGGCGCCGAAGAGTTTCAGGCCAGCAAGACGGCGATTCTCGACTGGTGCGCCCGGCTACTGGACGTCGCGGCCGCTGATTTGGCGCACGCCGCATGAAGCCCTCCGTTTCCATCCTCCCCGAGCGGGAGCGTGCCGAGCCTGAAAAGCGCAAGGCCCTGACGCGGCGCGAGATCATCGAGCTTGCCGTGCGCCAGAGCGGACGCTGCGGCTGTGGCTGCGGCGAAAAGCTCAACGCCCTGACGGAAGGCGTGACCGACGAACACGTCATCGCCCTCGATCATGGCGGCACGAACGACCTGTCGAACCGGTCCCTTTGGCGGGATCCATGCAGCCGCAAGAAGACGGCGGAACGGGACATTCCGGCCAGCGCCAAGATCAAGCGTCTTCGCGGCGAAACCGGCCAGTTGGCGAGACGCCAGAAGCGCGGCGGCTCTTCCATCAAGGGCGGGGGATTCCAGCCCCGGCCCGAGGGCCAAAAGCGCCCGTGGCCGCACCGACATTTCCCGAAACGAAAGGCACAGCCATGACCATTGATCTTGAAGGAATGGGGGCGGCGTTTCTCAACTATCTTCGCACGGGCGCGAGCGGCACCCTAGATGTCGGAACGAGCGGCGTTCAGGCCCCGGCAGAGGTTCAGCGCCTCATCAGCAAGCGCCTTTTCGACGCCTCTCCGATGCGCGAGATCGCGACGGTGCGGACCATGGCCGGCGGGATGTTCAATGCGCCGGTGACCGATCCGGCGACGTTGCAGTTTCTGGCGTTCTCGGCGGCGGATCTCTACGCCTCGCCGGCGGCGACGCAGACGTTGCTGGACGACGCCATGGTCGACCTGGACGACTGGCTGGCGGCGGCGGTGGAAGACGCCTTTGCGGCGCAGGAGACCGCAGCCTTCGTCAGCGGCACGGGGACGAACCAGCCCAAGGGTTTTCTGTCCTATGAAATTAAGCCGAATGACAGGGCAGAATGGGGAGAAATAGGTTCTGTTGAATGGAACGAGGCCGATCCAGTCGACGGCCTGATAGACCTGATATACGCCCCCAATGCTCAATACCGGGCCAATGCGCGGTTTGTGATGAACCGGCGCACCGCTGGCATCATCCGCAAGTTCAAGGACGCGGACGGCAACTATGTCTGGAGCCCGGCGACCCAGCCGGGGGCGACCAGCTCGCTGCTCGGCTATCCGGTGACGGAAATCGAGCAGATGCCGGACATGGGATCCGGTAAGCCGTTCATCGCCTTCGGCGACTTCCGTCGCGGCTATCTGATCGTGGACCGGGCCGGGGTGCGGGTGTTGCGCGACCCCTACACGGCCAAGCCCTATGTGCTGTTCTACACGACCAAGCGGGTCGGCGGCGGGGTGCAGAACTTTGACGCCATCAAGGTGATGATCGCTCCTGAGTGCCCTGACGTGGATCAGGCAGGGGAGGTTCAGATTTGCCCGAGCGAATGGCATGCCCGCCAAGCCCTCAAGGACAAGACCCATGGCTGATGAACTGAAGGTCCAAACCCTCGCCTCCCTAGATACGGAGAAAGCCGGTGAGTGAGGTAGATAAAGCTGCTGGGGTGATCGCTGAGGCGATGAAGGACTATCAGTTTGAGCGGACAGGAAAGCCGCCATCGAACTACGTCTTGATGGCCCAAGCCCTCCACGACGCAGGCCTCCTCCTCCCCGAGGGGTTCGTTGCCGTGCAGCGCGACGACAACGCTAGGCCGATGTCGGACAGTCTGCTGCCTCACGATGTCATCATGGCAGGTGTCGCGGTGTGCGATCAGATGCACGAGGACAACGCAAACTACATTGCCGGAGAGACGACCGATTGGGATGACGGAATGCTTTGCGTCGGCATCTACCGAGCCATGATCCAAGCACAGGGAGAGCAGGGATGAGCGATGAACAGGACATTGTGGGGCTGCTGCGGGTGCTGGCAGTCAGCAGGTTCTTTGACGAGCCGCATCGCTACCGTCACTCGCCCGAAGAGTGCAAGGCGCTCGACGAAGCCGCCTCCCTGATCGAACGCCTCAGACGGGAAGTGGAGGAACTGAAGGCCGGGAACGCTGCGCTAGAGGGCGAGGTAGATTTCCGAGGTGACGCGCTGGTTAAGGCGAGCGTGGCCGTCAACGCCTCATACGCCCAAGCCCACGCTGAATGGCACGGCCATGACAAAGTGGCAAGCCGCCACGATGCCACCGTGCGGGAAGGCCGAGAGGCAATCCGCGAGGCGCTTGATCTCGAAAAGATGCAAGCCCGCCAGTCCCTCGCCAAGGAAGCCCGCCATGACTGACAGCCTCCACCACATCTTGCGGCCTAACTACCGCCGTGCCCGAGCGCTCGCGCTTGAAATCGAAGCCGCCCGGAACGTCCTTGACGAGGCGCGCGGAGACCCTTCCGTCACGCTCGATCAGATCGAGGAGCTTAAGGCCGAACTCGATCACCTGAGCCACGAGCTTTTCCAGACGGGCGTGACCTCGGAGTATGAACTGTGACCGAAGCCCCCAATAGCCTTACAGCGGCGGAACGACCCGAGACGACGCTAGAACATATCGCCCGTGACATGCGCGAGGGCATCTTCCCGCGCCGCTCTGAGCCGGGAATGGTTCTGACGGGAGACTGTGGGGACTGCGTCGATGGCTGTTGCACGATGAACTGCTCATCTGCGGCCCTCGCCACCCCGTCTACTGACAGCCTCCTCGCCTCCCTGGAAGGCGCTGAACGAGGGGATAAGGAACGTGGCCCGGTCCGCATCTTGTGCGATGAGATCGGGTTTCCATTCGATGAGCGGCTTGAGCGCGATGACGTGCTGATTGCCTTCGTTTCGGAGTTGGTTTCCGAAGTCGAGCGGTCCCGCGACTTGGAGGTGGTGTCCTGCCGCTTCACCGGCAAACTCCCCAGCGCCGAGTCCGGCAACGCCGTCGCCCTCGCAAAGAACATGGTCGCGACAGACCTTGGCCTTTCTCACGAAGCGCGGATGCGAGTTGCTTCGGCGCTTCACGACCTATCTTACGAGGTCAATCCAGACGACGCCACCTCGTGCGATCACTTGGTGGATATGCTATCGTCCTGCGCGTCGGCCATCCGCTTCGGGCTGGAAACGCCCTGCCGCTCACGCCATGCCGCCGATGCCGCCGATCACGTGTGGAAACAGACCTACGGCGTCTCCCGCTTCGACCGGATGACGCCAGCATGGCGGAAGGACTGGGCACGCCAGAAGCTCCAGAGCGCCATCATCTCGCTCCTGCCTGACCGCGCCACCCAATCCCGTTCCACCCCAGAAGACGGAGAGGGGTAGATGATCACGAAAGATCAGTTCCTGCGCGGGATCGCTGCCGTCCTACGCCACGATCAGGCCGTCAAGTCTATCCGCGAAGCATGGACCGCTGCGGGCGTCGAGGACTACGGCATCGGTATGCTTGGCGACCCGCTCGCCCATGAGGTCGTCCGCCAACTCGAAGAGCGGTGCAACGATGCGGACCACCATCACGGCTCCATGATCACCTACATGCTCTACGACTGCGGCGGCCCCGTTACATGGGAGGGGCAGAGCTACATGACCCGCACCGCCGAAGAGCTTTGGGCCTATTGGGAGGCGTCCAAGTCCGGCCCGTTTTCCCTCAACCCCAAGCCAGAAGGGGAAGGGTGATGGGTGATGTCGTCATGCTCGCGCCTCTGAAAACTGAGGTGTGCCCAGCTTGGCATCTACGCGACCGCCCCCCTCATCCGGTAGGCGGTCAATGCCGGCTGTGCCGCCGCGATGTCGCCATGCCGCCCACTCGCCGCGTCAGCCCGATATGCCTCTATTGCGCGCTCGATACCGGCGTCATCCCTGAACAGGAAAGAGAGCCAGGCTGGCGCCTTGGGGCGACTGCAACGCGCGCTCCCTCCCCGCCCAACGGAGGTGACGGATGAGCCGGGTCGACCCCCTCGCCCGTTGCCTCGACCGCCCCTCGCGCGCCCAATGGGGGCCGGATGACCCGATGACCCTGCGCGAGTATATCCACATCTTCTACCCGCTTGGCCCCTTGACCGTGGCCAGCCTTCGGGCCGAAGCAAAGCGAGGTCGGCTCCGGCTGGCGCGGGTTCGCGGCATGGATTGGGTCACGCCCGCGTCTGTCGCAGCCCTGTTTGAATCCGAGGCGCCATGCCCAGACCGTCAAAAGGCCCCAGGCTCTACCTGCGAAAAGGACGGGTCCACACCCGCACCGGCCAAGCGATCCCGGACGTCTGGTACATCCGAGATGGATCGACGGAGATCAGCACAGGCTGCGGCCCAGATGGCCTGCATGGACCTGATGGCGCGGAAGCCGCCCTCGCGGCCTATATCGAACGGAAGGTTCGGGCCTCGGTCCAGGCCAGGAACCGAACAGACGGGCCGCTTGATCCGTCTGACGTCCTGATCGCCGAGGTCCTGGAGCTCTACGCCCGCGAACGCGCGCCCCATCTGTCAGACCCGGTCTCCGTCGCGGGCTGGATCCGCGCCTTGCTGGATTTTTTCGACGGCGACAGTTTAGCAGACGTCAAACGCTCCCGCTGCCAGGCCTATGTGGCTGATCGCTGCTCGCAGCCGATCAAACAGGCCAGGCGCGCGGAAGCCATGAGAACCGTGACGCCCGCCGGCGCCCGACGCGAGCTGGAGGTCCTATCCGCCGCCATCGGCTATTTCGCGGGCGAACACACCCTGACGGCGCGCCCGAAGGTCTGGCTCCCCGAGAAATCGGAAAGCCCTCGGGACGCACTAACCCGTTCGCAGGCCGCCGCCCTGCTGAAAGCGGCCCTGGGCTATCGTCGCCTCCAGAACGGCTCGTGGGAGCGCCTACAGGCGTCGACGGTGTCCAACCGCAGGCATCTACGCCGCTTCATCCTGATCGGCCTCTACACCGGCACCCGCCCCGGCGTGATCACCAAACTGCTTTGGGAGGAATCGCCGATTCAAGCCTGGGTGGATCTGGAACGGGAGACGATCTATCGGCGCGGGAAGATGGAGCGCGACAGCCGGACCAAGCGACGGCCCCTGGTGCGAATGCCGAATCGTCTTCTGGCCCATATGCGTCGGTGGAGCCGCCTCGATACTCAGGCCATGGCGGATCGCCGAACCGACGACAGGCCGACCACCAACGCCGTCATCCATCACGGTGGCCGAAATCTCGCCGGACGCATACGAACCGGCTTCGCCGCCATCGTCGCAGACGCCGGCCTTGACCCGGCCATCACCCCGCACTGGATGCGCCACACCTGCGCCACCTGGTTGATGGAGCGCGACGAACGGTCATGGGACGCCGCCGGCTATCTCGGCATGACGCCCCAGATGCTGGAATCCAACTACGGCCATCACCGGCCCAGCCACCAGGCCGGACCTCGCAAACGCCTCGGCTAGGCCGGTTCCCAGTTATTTCCCGGAAACCCCGGAAACGACCGTGAACGAAACCAGAAACCACGCCACGCGTAACCTATAAAAACCAAGTATTTAGCGACAAGCCCCCTCGTTCACACCGAGGGGGTCACAGGTTCAATCCCTGTCGCGTCCACCATATTACACAAGGAATACTGAAATCGGTGCGTTTCTGGTTCCCAGATACGTTCCCGGAAACAGTCGAACTCTGCGGCGATTTCGGATACGCTTTCGTCATGCGAACCCGCGTCCCCCGATCCTGGCCTGTCGACCTCAAGGTCATCGCCGTCATGCTCGCCGGGTACCTGGCCTATTGTGTCGCCCGCTGGCTGGGCTGGTGGTGACCGACCGCGACCGCGCCGCCGCCCTGGCTCGACGGCTGATCGCCCATCGTGGGCTCGACGGGGCCACCTGGGCTGTCCAGCGGCGATTTCCCGGCACCAGCGGGCGGGTTCGTCGGTTCCTGATCGCCGTCCAGGCTCACATCGACCTTAAGAGCCCCGCGTCAAAGGGCGACGGGCTGGATACGGCCACGCGCTACGGGCTGGATCGCAAGCCCTGAAACGCAAAAAGCCCCCCGCCGCGTAAGCAGCGAGGGGCCGGAGATCGGGCCGTTAATCTGAGGTTTGAAGAATAGCGGAGCCGCCACCGCGCGACGGGCGAGGTCTACTCCGACCCGCTGATCGTGCGGCCCCATTCCAGCGCCAGCCGCCGGGCCTGATCGCATTCGACCAGGGCCTCGGCCCGCTCAAGATAGACCCGCTCAAGATCAGCCCAGGTCACCGGGCCGTCTTCGGGCAGGATCGGCAACCGACAGGCTGTGCTCGCCTGAACCGGCGGCTCAATCCGGGGCGGCGGCGGCGGTGCAGGCGAGCGTGTCCAGCTCGCACACCCGGCGGTCAGCGTCACGCAGCCGATCCACCCGGCCAGGATCAATCTCGACAGTCGCATCAGTGGCGGCCTCCGCTTGCACAATGGCCCGTTCGGTCACCGTGCGGGTTTCGATGATGACGCGCGTGGCCTCCGCCACGTCCGCCTGTTGTTTCTCCAGCCACACGACCTCGGTGCGGCGGTTGGCGGCATCGGCTTCGGCGTAATCGGCCCGCGCCTCGGCCCGCTCAAGCTGCTGCTCGTTCGACCACGGCAGCCAGTCCCACAGATCATCCCACCAGGCCGAGGCCAGGCCGATGACAACAGCGACCGCCGCCAGGGCGATCAGCCCGACCATGACCTTGCCCATCAGGGTCAAGTCCCGGACCCGGATCACAGACCCGCTCCGACCAGAATCCCGATCAGGAAGGCGATCATATAGGGGCCGATCATGAACCCCAGGACGATGGCCAGAAGGCCGAGATTGCCCAGGCGGTCCTTCATTTCGCCAGACCCAGCAAGGACTTGGCACGCGCCGTCAGGCGGCGGCGGTCTTCGATCCCGTTCGTCCCGCCGTTGATCTTGCGGGTGATGCCGACCAGGTCGTCCCGGTCGGCCAGGGCATTGAGGCCCCGCTCATCCCAATAGGCCAGCGCCACCAGGAGCCCGACCGATGGATAGGCCACCATCTCCGGGTGGCTCTCAAAATCCAGCCCCAGCCGCCGCCCGAACGAACGATAGTTGGCCCGACCTGTCAGTTGGATCGGCCCCCGGCCCTTGTACCGCCGCCCGTCTCCGGGTTCGGTGTTGCCAAGATCCTTGCGCCCTTCATAGGCCGCGCCCGAGGCGATCTCTTCCATGTACCGGAACCCGCCGCTTTCGTGGGCGCATTGCCCCATGAAGTGGGCCAGCCGCAGGTCGGAATCGAGAATTCCATATCGTCGGAAATGAACATTGGCCGACAGGGCCAGCTCACCGGCCAGGGTGGGGTTTGCGCCGAACCGGGCGAACAGGGCGCGCAGGGTCGCGCGACCGATGAGGCCGTCCTGGGTCAGGCCCAGGTTGGCCTGGAGGCGCTTGGCGTCCAGTGTCATGTCAGGCTCCGTTTTGGGAAAATGGCACCGGCGCGCACGCCGTGCGCTCACGGGGTCGGTGAAGGGTCTTCGTCCGGGGCGGGCTCTGCGGCGGCCATCACGGCCCGGCCCCCGACATAGAGATTCCGCCACAGGGCGAAGGCATAGACCGCCAGCACCGAAAAGATCGCCAGCTCCGTCCGTGTGGCTGAATAGCCTTCGGTCGAGACGACCAGGGCATAGCCGTTGCACATCAGCGAGGCCAGGAAACACGCCAGCCGAACACAGGTCGGACTGTCGACCCAGGGGCTGAGCGCCGGCTTAAGCATATTCGCCCGCAGGCCGAAGAAGATCCCGGCCAGCGCCGCCGCCGATCCGGCCAGAAAGGAGAGGATCATGGCTCCCTCCCCTGCCGATCAGCCTCGCGGCGGGCGCGGGCCTTGAGGGCCTGGAGCGCGAACGGTAGGGCCTCCCAGGAGACGACGCCGAGGACGAAGCCCACCAGGCGCGCATCGCTGTTGATGAACGGGATCAGCGCCGCCAGCGACGCGGCCAAGAAGTAGGCGCTGATCGTCCCGACCGCCGCCGCCGCCGCCACATTGACCCCGGCCTTGATCAGCACCTGCCGGTTGACCGGCTGACCGGCCATGGCCAGGGTCGCCAGGGTGTAGACCCCATAAACCGTCGATCCGGCCAGCCCGGACCAGAAATGTTCGACCCGAACCGGATCAAGCCAGTCAGCCATGGGCTATCCCCCCTCCGCCAGAACCGCCAGAAACAGCATCAGAAGCTGTTCGTGCCGAAGCCCCAGGCGCGTTTCGCCGGTCGGCTCCATGACCTCATAGGTTTCCTCGACCGTCTCGGTGACCGCCACGACGATAATCGCATAGGGCCGCGCGACATCACCGATGAAGATCTTCACGGTATCAAGCATGGTGGACCGCCCTCGAAGATTATGATTGAGTTGGGCATGGCTGGCTTTTCGATTGACGCCCTTGACTACGGTTACGATCCGAAGCCGCGTCCCGACGCTGCTGGCCGTGCGCGCCTTTCGGCCACATTCCAGGCCGCCGAACCTCGAATGAAAACAGCGATCCGTTTGATCGCAACGCTGGCGAAATTGATCGAATCCATCCCCGACGAGCTGGGCGAAGACCCTACCCCCTATTGGGCGAACGGCTGGTTCCCAGGCCTAGACGGCCTATCGCCATGTTCGCTCAACACAGACCTGGAACTTTTGTGGAGATAGGCTCAGGAAACTCGACGAGGTTTGCGCGCTGGGCGTCGGATGCGCTTGGGTTGGAAACCAGAATCGTTTCCATTGACCCGGAGCCGCGCATCGACATTGATGGTCTCTGCGATGAACGCGTTCGCTTACCGCTTGAGAGCGCGGACCTGGCAGCGTTCAACAACCTGACCGCTGGCGATATCGTGTTTTGTGACAGCTCCCACAGGGCATTCGCCAATTCTGATGTAACAACTTTTTTTCTAGACGTCTTACCCCGTCTAGGCCCCGGCACTGTCTGGGGACTCCACGATATCTGCTCGCCAAACGACTACATGCCGATCTTTGCGGAGCGATGCTACAACGAGCAATACATGCTTGAGGTCTACATGCTCGGCGGTGGCGGCGGAGACAGGCTTCTGTGGGGCTCACACCACATCCACATCAATGCAGATCACCTATTGGAGCCGCTGAGCCCCCTGCTCTCGCACCGCCCGAGCATCGACACCTTTGGTGGCTGTGTCTGGTTTCAGCGGGCTAAAGCTCGGCGCTGAGAAAAAGACCGCCCGCGCCCGAATGGTAGAACTGCGCCACGGTGTTAGCCGTCAGGCCGTGAGCCGTTGAGGTGAACGACACCACCGCCTGCTGGGCGTCGGAGGTGTAGAGCGACGGCAGGGACGTGCAGGCCACTGCGCCCGCTTCGGCGGCGGTGCGGATGTAATAGTTGCCCGCGACCCCGCTCACTGACAGGCTTGGCGCCTTTCGCATCTGCGGCTCAAGCTGGACCAGCAACCGCGCAGTGTTAGCGCCTGTGACCGGGCCATAGCCGTAGATGGTTCCGGGGTCCGCGATCTCGCGCAGATACCGCGCGATCATCACCTCTTCCAGTTGAGACGGCATCTTGTCCCACGGCGTGTCCGCCAGTCCATATTCCAACTGCTCGCCCGCCACTTCCAGCGTCAGGGCCGTGTTGACAGGCAGATCGAGGCCGATCTCCGTGTAAGAGCTGTTCACGTCCGAGCCGAGCGTCTTGCCGCTGATCGACGGCATGTCGAGGCGGAAGCGGAACCGCTGCCAATCCGTCGTGACGGTCTGGCTCTGATCCTCGGTCTTGGCCGAAACCGACACCCCGGTCGAAGGCGATCCGCCAGAGCCAAAGTTCTGGCGGGCCGAGGCGTTGATCGTCGCCGTGCCGGAGGACACTCGCAGCCAGACGCTATAGGTCACCCATCGCCCAGAATAGCGCGTCACGTCCTCGATGCGCTGAAGATGCCGATACTTGCTCGCGCCCGACGCCGAGGCGATGGCGTAGCGCATGAAGTGGGCCGGCTCGAACGGAACGTCCGTCTGGCCGGGCGTGAAGTCCTGCCGGCTGATGGTGTCGGAGACCGTCCCGTCCTTGTCCCGGCGATACATATCCAGTGTTTGAGCGAGGGCGGCGGGCGAGCTGAACGAGGTCCCGCGCGTAGCCCGCTTGAAGCTCGTGTTGAGCATCTGCTGGCGCCAGGAGTCGCGGATGCGCTGGAGGCCGTATTCCGAGATGAAGTTGATCTTTTCGTCGCCGTCCACGGCTTCGGAGTGCAGTCCGCCAATGCCCTTGGTCACCGGCCAGGCCGGAACCTTCTCCTGATCGACCTCTCCGAGCGGCAGGATCGTGTTGCCGCCTGGTGAGGCGCTGGTCGCGTCCCGGGTGATCGTCAGGTTTTGGCCACGCTGGAGCTTGCCGGTGAAGCTGTTGTTGACGGGATAGTTCGCCCCCGCGACCGAGCAGCCCTCCATATACAGCCAGGAGGCCGTAGTGGGGGTGCTGGGCGTTCCCAGGCCTTGGAACCATGTGTCGGTGAAGCCGTTGCTGTCCGCGAATCTCATCCATATGCCCACACCGGCACGGCCCAGCCCAGCGTTATGCGCCAGATTCACGATTCCCTTGGTGTGAATGAAGCTGTTGCGGCAAGGGTCCGCATTCTCGGCGTCCCAGCCATCCATGTAGATCAGGATAGGCGCATAGGTGGAGCCCATGCCCGTGCGACCGTCGAAGTCCGTGCCGATGAATACATTGTCGGTCGTGCCGCGCGCCGCATAGGCCCAGTTAACCGCATCCAGCACCGCGTCTGGGATTTGGACTACATCGAGTTCTAGGTGACGCTCCCGGATTCGGTAGAAGGAGACGTTGTGAAACTCACCACTCTGAGCCGAGTTCAGGCGCAGGCCGTGCGAGGCGTTCGCGCTGCCATCGAGCAGCACGTTGCGTAGGGAGACGCCTCGCACGGGCCCCTTGATGTCGACCATTCGCCCGCCAGCCGAACCGACCCAGACGAGGGTGGTTTGCCCCCTGGGGCCGTCGAAATCGAAATTCTGGCCCATCTCTCCGCCCCGTCCGCAAAGCACCACGTTCCCGTAGGTCGAGACCTGGGACGTGGAGCCGTCGCCGATGTTGAGGGTCGAGCCGATCCCGATCCGGGCGTCCGCCGCGTGAGGGAGCCAGACATAACCGCCGCCCAGGGCCCCGCAGGCCGCGATGGCGTTGTTGATCGCCGTGGACTGATCCGACAGGCTGACGACACAGCCGAACCAGGCGGCCTCGATGTTCCGCCCGTCGAAGATGCGGAAGAAGCGCCCCGCCCCGCCGCCGCCGATGGCCAGGATGGTTCCGCCATTGTCCGTCGCGGTCGAAGCGGCGTCGTAGCGCCACAGACCCGCCCCGCCGTCGTCCGTCGCGGACCGGGTGTTGGTCTGGTAGATGCCGCCATCGAGCAGCCCCGTGCCCGCCGTCAGCGCCGTGAGCGCCGCATAGGTCGCCACCACCCTCGGTGCAAACGTCGCCAGATTGGCCGCCGTCTGGAAGGCGGATGCGGACGCCGAGGCGAGGAGGGTCCGGGCGAACGATGTCAGGTCCGTCAGCGCCGCCGTGGACGAGCCGGTGTAATAGGGAAGCTTGTTGGCGGCCCCATTCAGCGCGACGAGCGCCTGACCGGCTGGCGTGGCTTCCAGAAGCCCATCCCCAATCGCCACCGCCGGGCGAAGCGCGGACAGGTCGCGCAGGCCGTAGATGGTCGAGCCATCCGACCGGCGGACCGCGAAATCGAACTCGGAATCCTCGTCCGCCCAGATGCTCGGCAGGACGCCGGAGCCGTTCGCGATCACCGGATTGGCGAGCGGGACCGTCAGGGCCTGGTCTGAATAGACCGTGGCGAGCGTGTTCGTGTCCTTGACGTAGAACGCCGCCCGCGCGTTGCCGACGGGTAGGCCATTCTCGTCAATGACGGGGTTGCGATAGGGGAGCAGGATGCGTCGACCGGCCATGCGGGCATGACTCCGTTCTCCGCACGACAAGACCGTGCGGCTGTGCTAGGCTTGGGGGATGTTGAGAGGGCTATTTCCGTGGGCGCTCATCTGCGCCGCTGTTTCCTTCGGCCTGGGTCAGACCTTCTGGGGCATGGTCGCTACATGGACGGCTGTGGCCGTAATCTGCCACCTGTCTGACCGTCAGCTTGACGAGGCCCGTCGGTTAATTGAGAGCCAACATCCCTCAGAGCCCGCGTCACCTCCTGTGACAGAGCAGGGTTTTGGCGGGCCATGGCGAGCAGCTCGGAGACACCCTGGTTTACGGACTGCGGGTTCTGACCGGCCCGATAGATCCGGTTCAGAATAAACTGAACGGGCGGAGAATAGGCGGCAGCGACAGCCCCCGCGAGTCCAATCCCTGCGGTTGCGGCCTCTGGTGAGCCCATCACCGCCGAGACGCCGGCCAGCCCCGTGGCGCCCAAACCGATCCTGTCTGCGGTTCCTGAATTGGACATAACATTGCGGAGATTTTGGCCGGCATCCGCAAAGTCTTGCAGGAGCGCGTTGCGATTAATCAGTTGCTCGGGCGTCGAGCGGCGGCGTACAACAGTTGCAAGGTTCGTGGGAGAGATCACCCCGTCCTGCCCCATAGGCCCCGCCATGGTTCCCGCCTCTCGAAGGCGGGCATATCGTGCATAGCCCTGATTCAGGGCCTGGAGTTCGGGCGCGCGCTCAGGGGCGGCGCGACCGATCATATCGCGAAGCGCCGCGCGCGCATTATCAACCAGACGAGCCACTTCCGGGCCATCCAGTTGCGACGACCGGACCGCATTGTTCACGATGGAGGTGAGTTGGCTCTCCACAGTCTTGATGGTTTGACCATCGAACACCCCGCCCGCCCGCTCCAGGGGCCGAAGAATGCGGTGCTGAATGGCAGCCGTTACTTGATCCCGAACGCCGGGCGTGGCCGTTGCTGCCTCAGCCAGGACCTCGTCGATCGCCCCTCGAAAGACGTCATCGGTCCGGCCGGAAATACCGTCCAGCACCTCGTCGTACCGCTGCCCCAGTTGTTGGCTAACATCCGCAAGGCCGCTAAAACCTGGAGCGACACCCGGCGTAGGTGCGGCGTCAATCTGGCCAAGAGCATCCGCGTACAGACTCGTATTGAAGTCGCGAACCCCGAGATCACGCTGCCGGCGGACAAGCCCCCCAACGACAGGAAGAGAGCCTAGCCCCTCTTCGGTTGCATTAACGATGGCCCCGATGCCTGGAATGTCCCGGGCGGCTTGCCCCGGCGAGAGCCGGACGCCACGCTCCATTAGGAACGCGTTGCGGGAAGGCTGGGTCGATGGTGACCGCGCCGCCGCGCGCGAGGCCAAGGCGTTGATGCCACCCTGGGCGACGCGCCCAATGCCATAGCCTGCCAAGGCGTTGAGAGCGCCGCCGGGAGCACGGTCAAGAATATCGCCCTCCCCAGCTCCGAGCCCGGTCACCCCGCCGTACAAAGCTCCCATTGCACCGGCGCGCGCGCCCATTTGTCCGGCGGTCCGCCCCCCTCGCACAAAGGCCCCCGCCCGGCCTGCACCCGGCATAACGACGCCACCAGCGATCCGTAGGCCCAGGTCTGCGGCGGGGTGGGCCGCTCGAAATTCTTCGCCCGCTTCGCGCTCCGCGTTTCGGACAGCATCAGCTGCTTGGTCCGCCGTGTACGGAATCTCCTCGCCTCGAAACCGGCGAACAGCATTAAAGGCGCGCGTCTCCAGTCCGGCCCCAATGGCGTCGAGCTCATCCATGAACTCACCGGTCACTCCCTGGTTGAATGCCCTGATAGCCCCCGGCGTGGCGGCTGATCGCTCGCGCGCATCCTCTGCCGCCCGGATCTCAGCATCCATACGGGTGCGGTCCCCTGCCGCGTAATGAGCATAGGCCGCTTGTTGCCGGCTCTCCCATTCGGCGAACGGACCAAGGTCCTCCCCCGTCGCGGTGTTGATAGCTCGACCGTTCCGGTTAAACACGCCGCGATTGATGACGATTTCGCCTTGGTCACCCGCCCGTCCGCCCCCAGGGGGCGCAGGGGGACCGCCACGGGCGAGTGCTTCGAGGTCGAGCGCCCCCGGATCGCCCCGTTCGCGGCCCGGCTCAGAGGTCGATGGAGCGCGGCCATCGACACGCACCGCGCCGCGCTGGATAGCATCCCGGAAGGCGGTATCCGCCCCCAGCAGCGAGCCGTTCTCTGAAGCGTAGCGTTCATAGAACTCGGCTTCGGCCACAGCGCGGCGCGTCTCTTCGAGTGAGCGGGCGATGATGGCATCGTTGGCTTCCGAACTGTTGGTCAGGTTCGGAAGCGCGGACACATACATCCGCATCTCGAAATCCGAGGTCGCGCCCGAGCCTTCGGCCCTCATGTTCGGGGCAAGGCGGTTGATGATCGACCGCATCTCGGCCACTTCGGCGTCACCGAAGCCCGCTTGCATTCCCGCCGTAGCTCCTGTGAGCCAGCCGGTGCGCTGTTGCTCGTTCAGCTCGCGGAACCGCAGAAGGTCGCGCTCAAGGGCGGCGGCTTCGCGGGCGCGGGAGACGCGGGCGTCAACCCGGCGTGCATCATCCCGGGAAAGCTCGCGCGGGCCGGTCGCCTCGCGCTGGCGCTCATCCTCTTGCGCCTGAAACTGCCGGTCGGCGCGGTCGGCGGCTCGCCTGGAAAGCTCCAGTTGGGCGGCCTGATAGGGCGTGATCGGGTCGGGCTGCTGCGGAAGGCGAACCACCCCCACACCCCCCGAGGCCCCGCCAGAGCCCTGCCCCGGCTGAACCGTGACCCATTGGCCCGCGCGATATTCCTGCACCTCGCCCGTGCGGCGGCTGGTGCGGCGCTGGCCTTCGGTAAAGTCCTGCATGGCTACCTCACCAGGAGACGTGAACGTGGTCGCCCTCATCGAGGACGCGGAAGCCTGCCCCGCGCATCTGCTGGGCGAGCTGGGCCATCGACATGCCGCGCGGCGGGACCAGATCCCATGCGCGAGCCTGAAGATGGAAAGAGCCGCGCGCCCCGTTGACGCGAGCGTTGTCGGCTTGCGAGCGAGGGCCTGACGTGAAGGTCACGCCGGGAACAAGCTGGGCGATGGCCGCTCGGGCGGCGTTGTGGTCGCTGAACTGGACCGTCGGGGTCTGCGACCGCTCGGAACCGGGTCGGGGCTGGCCCCCGCCCGGCTGACTAGGGTTTCCGGAATAGTCCCATTCGTCGTCGGACGCTGCCGCGCCGCCCGCTCCATAGCCCAACTGGCGAAGAAGCTCGGGCGGGCCGACCACGATCCCGTTCGGCAGAACCTGAAGCTCCTGACGGCGCGGTGTGATCTCGCGGAAGGCTGTCGGGTTCGACGGGTCCACGGCGATGGTCTGGCCGTTCCCGAGGTTCATGATGTCGTATTCGATGGCCGGGATGATCTGGTCGAGGATCGCCGGGTTCGACAGGATCGCCTGCCGGTATTGGGCCAGGGTCTGAGGGTCCGCGCCCGGCATCCGCTGGAATACCGGCTCAAGCTGCGCCCACGCCTGATCGAGGGCTTGGGGATTGTCAGGCTGGGCGTCCCGCACCTGAGCCAGCATCCCCGCCGCCTCGCGGAAAAAGGTCAGTTGGTCGGTCCGGTCCTGACGCTCGCGGTCCTGCTGAAAGCCCTGAACCGCCAGACCGTCATCAAGCATCCCGCCTTGCAGAAGCTGCTGGGCGCCGCCCGCGTAGTCACCGCCCGCAAGGGCCTGCCCCGCCCGCCTGCGGGTCGCATCGTCACGGACGCCGTTCAGACCTTCGTACATGCCCCACAGGGCGTTCTGGACCTGTGCCGTCATCCTACTTGCCCCACGGATAGTTGTTCAGCGCCCACATGCCCGCGCCGGCGATCCCGCCCGCCCCCTGCGCCCACGCGTTGCCCGCCTGCTGGTAGGCGCTCGACCGCGCATTGGCCGCCGCGTAGTTGTTGTTGGAGACGTTGTTGGCGTAGTTGCTCGCCAGCGCGTTGTTCGATTGGGTCTGGACCTGACCCATGCCCGCGCCCTGCATGAGGAAGTTGCGGTAGTTGTTGAACTCGCCCGAGGCCATGTTCTGGCCGTAGGTGAGCAGCGCCCGCTGAGCCGCGCCGGAATCCAGATTGCCGGTGTTGGCGAAGGCGTTCAGGTGGTTGCGGTTGCCCTCGTTCAGGCGGAACTGATAGTCGGGGCTGGCGTAGAACGGGGCGGTGTTGAGCGGCTGCTGACCGCCCGTCTGCCCCGGCTGGCCTGTGGTCGTCGGGGAGCCCGTGACCATCGGCATGTTCGTGTTGTAGTTGCCGCCTGCCGTGCCGTCGCCCGGCCCGCCGTTGACGAGGGGCTGAAGCACACCGCCGCCAGCGCCGCCGCCGGGCTGTGTCAGGCCCTGATCGCCAAGCAGGGCGTTCACCCCGCCCATGACAGGGCCGCCGCCGCCGGTTCGCGTTCCATCGTAGGGTGCGCCGGGCTGGATGGCCTGCGCCTGATTCAGCGCCGCTGCGCCGCCGGCCCCGTCCGCAAGGCGACCGATCAGCCCGCCGCCCGCGCCCCCGCCTGAATAGCCGCCGCCCCCGCTGTTTCCGGGCTGCTGCTGCCATTGGCCGCCGGTCATGGACTGCGGGGCCTGCCAGTTGAAGTTATAGAGGCTGGACAGCTGCCCCAGCGCCTGAAGGCCGAACTGCCGCCACGGCTCGGAATCCGCCCGCTGCTGCTGATAGATGTTCCACTGAAGCTGGTTAGACGAGTCGGTCGCGTCCTGAACGGCCTGCGCCGAGCGGTTGGCCGCGTTCGCCTGCTGGCGCGCGCCGATAGCGGATGCGCCCGCCCCGATGACCGCAGACCCCAGAATGGCCGCTGTGGTGCCGATAGCCATGCGCTACAGCTCCTTCATGAAGTGATACTCGACGGGGGCGTAGCCCTCGCGCCGGTAGAGCCGCGCCAGAACCGGCGCCCGTGGGTCTTCAAGGCAGATCATGCTGAACCGGACGCAGCCCTGATCCCGCGCCCAATCCTCAAGCCGACGACGCAGATCCAGCGCCTCGGAACCGCAGCCGTCCGCCCACCAGAACAGCTCCTGCCCGGCCTTGGCGCTCCCGAACCACGTCGGGGAGGCGACGGCCCCCGCCATTCCGCGAACCGCTCCATCCGTCTCGATGACGAAGAGCCCGCCGGTTTCGATCAAGGCCGCGCAGACAGCGCCCGCCGCCTCGGGTGAATAGGGAAGGTCGGCGACCGGTGACGCCGCGTGGAACTTGCGGCCCATCTCCACCAGGGCCGGAATATCCCCGGCCACCGCCTCACGGATCATGCCGCTTGCGGGGTCTTCTGATAGGACAGGTCGAAGATCAGGACCGAGCCGACGGAGCCCTTGGCGTGGATGGCCGAGCCGGGCGGAAGGAAGGTGCCGGCCAGACCGGGGACCGTCACCGTGTCGCCCGCATTGACCGCATATTCCTTGACGATGCGGTTCGACGCCGTGGCCGAGCCCCCCGAAGGTACGAAATGCACGTCGAAGGTCCGCCCGACACTATCGGAATTGGACAGCACCGCCTTGGCGATGATCATGGCCTCGGACACCCCCGCCGTCAGCATGGCTGCGGTGGACGTGGTGAGCGTCACCGGATCAATCCGGTGGATGGTGGTGTTCGCCATTCAGGGGCTCCGTCAGGAGATTTCCACGACCTCGCCATCCACGACCTCGTGGGTGGTGTCGTTGCCGGTGAAGTCGCTGGGGCGGGCGATCTGGGCCTCGCCGGTCTTGATCTGGCTGCTGACCAGCGCGTCCGGACAGGTCACGGCCCGCTTGATCGCGCCCGTTCCGCTGTCGTAGATCAGAACCCTCGCCATCAGCCTTGCCCCACGTCGCAGGTCAGGGTCCGGTTGGTGATGTCGCCGCTCATCACGACGCCGGGCGTGAAGGTCACGCGGTAGTCGTATGTCCCCGCCCCCGGCTCATCGAGGAAGGTCAGGGCGATCTGGCTCGGCAACTGGTAGTGGGCCCCGTCCTCAACGATGGTCCTGATCTTGCGCTCGGCGTCCGTGATTTCCGTCGCGTCCCGATACAGCCGCAGCCGCCCGGTCCAGCCGCTCGCCGTGGTGATGACGCCCACGTCCCCCTGAAACACCACCCGCACCGCCCCGCGCTCCACGGTAACGGTGACTTCCTGCAAATCCTGTTCGGCAAGTGACGCCGACCACGTCACCGCCCCCGCCGTCACCGCCCCGAAGGCGGGGGTGAGCAGATCTTCCGTGACCGCCGCTACGTTCGTGATCTGCGATCCGTCCGTGTAGCCGAAGAACGGCGCGACGTTGGTTCCGAGGATGTTCAGGGCGGTGAAGGGCGTCGTCCCGTTCAGCACCCGGATCAGGGCATCAAGGTTCTCCGCCGTCTCCGCCACCCGTGCGATGGCCAGCGACAGGGGAAGGTTGAGCGGACTTTCCAGCGCCCGGATGCGGGCCTCTAGCTCTTCGCCCAAAGACGCGCGGGCGATGGTCACCGCATCCCCTACCAGCCGTTCGATGCGGGCCTGATCGTCCGCCAGTTGAAGGGCCGACACCTCGCCCAGAAGCGACGGAACCAGAAGGTCCGCCAGATCGTCCTCAAAGCCGCCCGTGCGCTGAAACAGGCCCATCAGGAGGCGGTGGCCGTAGGGCGTGAGCCTTCCGGTCTTCACGTCGATGAATGGCGGCTGCGACGAAGGCTGTTCCGCCTTGACCGGACGCGCGACCATTACCGCGACCGCCCGCCCATCGGCGCGTTGTAGTCGGCCCCCGACACCCGCAGCGCCACCGGATCACTGACCCGGAACTCATAGATGCGGCCGGGGAAGTCCATCATCCCCAGAGCCCGCCAGCAGACCCGCTTGCGATACTCGCCCACGGCCCCCAGGCTGGCCTCTCGCCATTCCGCGAAGGTCACGCCTTGATCGTCCGACCAGCGCAGGGAAATCGTCGGCTCCGACGCTGCATTGCCGACCGAGCAGTTGAGCAGCAGATTGCTGACCCGCTCCGGAACCTGAGACGGAACCGCACAGGTGAAGGCCCGGATCAGGGGCGATCCGGCGTCGTCCAGAGCGTCCGCGTCAAGCTGATAGATCGCCCCGCCCGACAGGCCCCCGATCAGGACCAGCTCGTCAATCTGAAGAGCGCACTTCGCCGCCCAGACCGTCGCGCCGTAGGTCGTGCGCTCGCTCCACTCGCCCGATGACAGGTCGTAGAGGAACGTCCCCTCCCCGCCGATCTCCAGCGCGTAGAACTCATGGCCCTGCCAGCCGAAATCGAAGGCCGAAAGCGAAGTCGCCCGCTGGATGCGCTCGGCAATGCCGTAGTTGGAGACAACGCCCCCGTCCCGAACCACCCGGCCCTGCTCGTCCACCCAGAACACCGCATTGTCCATGCAGCGGGCCGTGTCGCGATGACGGATGCCGAGATTATAGGACCGACCGTCCGCCCGTTGCAGCGGCTGTTCCGCGATCCCCGTGGGATAGAAGGGCTCGACCGAAGACGAGCCGAACGCCCAGATTTCATCCGCCGTCGAGCGAAGGGCCAGGACCGGGTCTTCCTCCCGCTCCGCCGTCTGATAGTCGAGCGCGTTCCAGACGACCTCGCCGGGCAGCATGTAGTGAATCCGCCCGGTGTCGGCCCGCGCCGCAAACAGGATGCCGTTCAGGTCGCAGATCGAGGCCACCAGAGCGGCGTCCGGGAAGGCCAGAGCCGCAAGAGTGGACCCGTCGTATTCGTAGACGATCCCCGCGCCGAGGATGTAGAGTCGGCCGCTCCGGGCCGCCCATTCGATGCGGTCGGTCCCGCTCACCGTGCCGAGCGACGACGCGCCGCGATAGAGCGTCGTCCCCGACACCGCGAACAGGGCGCCGGAGAACACCCCGTCCTGCTGATACAGGCCCCGGATCACGCCCGAGCCCCGCGTCAGGTACGCCGCCATCCCCGGAAGCGGGAGCAGCGCATAGCCCGCCGCAGACATGGGTGTCCGCTCGGCGTAGAAGTTCTCAAGCCTGACCTCGGGAAGGCCCGTGCGCTGGTAGGCGTTCAGGCCGAGCGGGAGCGCGGGCATCAGCTATAGACGGCCCGGTCCGTGGGGCGAACGGCCAGCGAGAGCAGAGACAAGGCCCGCAGCCCTTCCCTCGGGTCGATGTCCGCAAATTGCTTGGCGAGGCGGACGCCCATGGCTTCCGTGGCCAGATCTTCAAGTCCCGCGTCGAACGGACAGTCGCTGTTTAGCGTCAGGCCCGACACCTCGACCCATTGGCCCTTGTCGGCCTGGTACAGATGCATCGTCCGCACACCGGCTGACGAGATCACCGCAACCTTCGCGCCAGAACGCGGCGCCCGCTGACAGCCCGTGACCGCGTCAACGACCGTGGTGGGATAGGTGATGGTCGGAGAGCCCGAGGTGATGCGGATGCGCTCGTCCTCGCCTGCCGTGTAGGCGGCGGACACGTCAACGTCGATCCAGCCCTGGCAGACCTGATCAACGACGTGCTGGAACGCCTGAAGCCCCGCGTCCGCTTCTGCGGCGGTCGGGGACTCTCCAAGCGCAATCACCCGGTGCTTCTGAAGCGCCAGGGTGACGAGATCGCGAATGGTGCTCATGGGATTGGGGCGAGCCGAAACCCGCCCCGCTCCTTACGCTTCGAGCGTGTAGAACACGGTCAGATAGACCGTGCCGGCGGCCTTGACGTCCGCGACGGTGTCCACGGTGCCGTAGATCAGCGTCTCGTCGGTGAAGGACGAGCCGTTGCCGATGCAGTTGGTGTCCGTGGTCCCGGCCTGACCGACCGTCGAGTTGGAGAACAGGCCTGCGGCCGAGCCCGACCAGCCCACGTCGATGGTGATCGCCGGGGTGCCGTCGGTGTCCAGGTCGGTCGCCCGCAGCACAGCGTGGACGATCTTGGCGTTCTTCGGGAGGTAGAAGAAGCGGATCAGATCGGCGCTGGCCAGTTGGTCGGTGACGGCCACCGACGCATAGGCGACGAGGCACTGACCGGCGGCCTGCGGGGTCGGGGTTTGCGACAGGCCGGAGGCCTGCGCGGTGTAGAGCGAAGAGTCGAAGTTCGCCATCTGGCGTTCCTTTCAGAAAGAAAGGGGCGAGCCCGAAGACCCGCCCCAATGCCTTACGAGTCGGCGGCGGCGGCGAAGAACGCCGTGACCATGCCGTGCTGCTTGCCGTTGAACGCCAGCTTCTTGACGCCGAGCAGTTCCTCGATCCCGACCGCCGGGCGGAACTTGAAGTCCCGGTCCATGTCGGTGCGCGGGGTCGGCTCCTGCCCCCAGGCGATACCCACGGCCTGCTGACCGCAGACGAACACCGGGCGAACGTCGGTCGTGCCGCCGGCGCCCTTGTTGTTCAGGGTGTACGAGCCCGAGCTGACGACGGTGTCGATCTCCGGGATTTCCCGGTGGATCACGCCGTCATAGATCAGGTCGCCGTCCTGGAAGATCGGGTTCGCCTCGACATCACGCGGGCGCGCCTCGCGGTTGGCCTGCGTCATGGTCGAGTCGCCCTTCAGGTCGCGGAAGGTGCGCGAGCCGTGGAACGCGATGTAGTATTCGCGCCCGTCACCCACCTTGAACGGGCGGATGTGCGGATCGGCCTGCTTGGCGATGCGCTTGGCCAGCGACATCGACGCGGCGGTGCATTTGTCGTCGGTCGTGTCGAGGTTCGTCAGGGCGTTCGCGAAGGTGGCCGAGTAGTTGGACACCAGCTTGCCGAAGAGCAGACGGTCGGCGTTGCCGACCGCGTAGGCATTGCGGGCAGCCGCGTCGGAATCCGCCAGCAGGGCGACGGTGTCACCCGAGGTGACGACCGAAGCCATCGCCTTGATGATGTCGTCGCGAAGCTGCTCGGCTTCCCAAGAACGCAGCGCGTCACGTGCGGCGCCCAGAAGGTCGATCTCGGTCTTGTACGAGGTGGACTTCGGAACGACCACGCCGTTGCGCCGCCAATCGACGGAGATGGCGCAGTTGTAGTTGCCGAGGTCTTCCTCGTTGCCGACCAGGACGGTCGAACCGGTGACGCCGGCGCCCTTGAGGCGCGTGATCAGCGGGATATTGATGGTCTTGCCGGCTTCGGACTGAAGCTCGTACTTGGCGATGATGACGGACGACGACGAGCGGCCCATGTAGGGCTTGAAGCCGGACTCCCGGACGTACTCGTTGAAGTATTGGCTGATCCACTTCTGCTTTTCGGAAGCGGACGCGAGTTGGACTTCGGCCATTTGGCTTTACCTCGTGAACAGGGTGTCGAAGGCCACCCCCTCCCCGACCGGCGAGTGTCCGGGCTTGACGCCCGCTGACGGCGCGGATGCGAGGGATTTCGGGGGTGGTGCGGATTGCGGAAGCCCTGCCGGCGCGGCGCCCGTCTGTTGGGCTTGCCACGCGAGGAAGGCATCAAGCTTCGCCGGGTCCGACAGCGCAGACAGGGCCTGCTGCTGCTTGAACTCGATCACGACGAACTCGTAGGGGTCCGGTTGGCCCAGAACCTTCTGCTGATAGCTGGGGTCGTCCTGAAAACGCGAAATCGCCCACTGCTGGGCGGCCTCGACGGTGTCAGCGCCGTACTCCTTACGGGCCAGCTTTTCGGAGAAGTTCAGCCGCTCGTTGATGAGCCGCTGATCGAAACCGTGCTCGACCTGTTGGAAGTATTCCGGCGATCCCGGCTGGGGTGCGGGGCGCTGCTGCTGCTGGGACTCGAAAGCCCTCAGACGCTCTTCAGCCGCCTTGCGACGATCCCGCTCGTCCAGCATGGCTTGCAGCGGGACGTGGCCGGGTTCGGCCTTGTCCTTCTGCTTGCTGGCGAACTTGCCGTCCGGGCCACGGGGTTGCGACTCGGCTTGCCCCTCGGCTCCCGCTTCCGGGGTTTCCGGGGCGGCCTCCTGGGGCTGTTCGGCGGGGTCTTGTGCGGGAGATTGCTCTTCCACACGCGCGGGTTCGTCCGAGCCTTCCGGCCCGTCCAGAAAGTCCAGATCCATCTGTTTTCCCTATCGCCCGTAACGGCGGCGGCCCGTCAGCGCCCGATCAGCGGCGACCTGTTCGCGGGATTGAGGCCCGCACCTAAACGCCCGGAAAAGCCCCGGCGACGGGCATGGCCGGCATCATGGCCGACTGCATCTCTGTGGTGGCCTGAGCGCCCTTGAGCGCCGCTTCAGCCTCGGTCTTGGCGATGTCCGCCTGACCCTGGCGCATCTCGATTTCAGCCGCCGGATTAGGCTGCTGCATCTGCGCCTCAAGCTTCTCGATCACGTCGCGCTTGTTCGGCAGGCTCGACGCCTCAAGCAGGAACATGCCGGCCATCGGCCCCAGCGCCCCGACCTTGGCGAGGTCCACCAGCATGGCGAACTGCTCCTGCTGGACGTTGGCCGTGTCGGGGACCGTGTCGAGGATGATGTCGATGTCCAGATCAGCGATGGGATTGTCCACCGGTCCCTGCATCGGCCCATAAGGGGTCTGGATAATGGTAGGCTGATTGACCCCGATGAACTCCGGCGCTCCGTCGTCGTCGGTGATGCGAATCCACTTCGGGGCCTGCCAGAACTGCCGCGCCCGCGCCCACATCTGGCGGTACACACGCAACTCCCAATCCTCGACACCGCCGAAGACGATAGCCAGCTCCGTCAGGCCCGCCTGCTGTCGGACAAGCTGCGCCCGGCCCGAGGTGTCCGACCCTTGCCGGCCGAGCATGGCGGGGTTAGGCCCCATCCGCTCAATCTCGGCCTTGGCTTCCGCCAGAAGCTGCGCCTGCCCGGCCGCCATGTCCGTGGTCGGAACGATGATGGCCCCGGAGGGCAGAACACCATCGGGGCGCGCGGCCTCCTTGCGGATGATCTCAGGATCGACGCCCGCCAGGGCGCCGTACTCGGCCTCCTGCACCTGGCGGCGCGACACAAGGTCCAGGAGCTTGGCCCTGCGCTTGTTGATCTCGTCCTGCGGACCGCGCATGTCGCGCACAAGGCCGTAGCGGTTGTTCTCGCGGTCCACGAAACAGGACTGCGCCACGATGGGGCATGTCGGCTGGCGCCGATCATCCAGATAGGGGCTGTCCGACGCCTCAAGGACACCGCCGCCATGGAATACGCACCGCTTCCAGCCCCCGTCGCGGTGATACATCTCCACCACGAGAAGGCGCTTCTTGCGCCCGTCCACCCACGACACCTGACCGTCGCGCGGACGGTCCTCCATGGAATCCGAGGTCGCCACCGGGGCGATATCGACCGCTGCCTCGATCTCCTTGGCGCTGTCCGGGTACATGGCCGCCAGATCGTCGGCGTACATCCACTTGGCGATGCCGAGGTAACGCGCGTCCTCAAAATCCTCCCGCCGCGAGCGCGGGTCGTAGATGAACTCCTCCCAGCGCACCTGCTCGATGGTCACATCTTCGCCATCGACACCAACGACCGCTGCCGTAAGGCCCGGCACAAGGTAGTCCTTCGCACACCGGAGCTTCAGCTCGTCAAACCGGTTCTGGTCGGCAATGAACCGCAGCGTCTTGGACGCCACGTCCGCCGCGTCCTGGTCGCCGGGATTGCGCGGATAGGCGCGAGGGTCCGTGTTGCCCTGCCTCAGAACGCCCAGCGTCCCGTTGATAGCCGGCCGGATGCGGTTGAACACCAGATCGGGCTGCTTGCGGGATTCCAGCGCCCGACGCTCATCAGGCGTGTACTGGTAGCCGTCGTAATAGTCGCCGTCGATCTGCTGCTCTTTGCGGGCCTCTTCCGTCAGAGACATGGCGTCGGACAACATCCGGCGCAGGCTCGCCAAATCGGGCTTATAGCCCTCCGGCGTCATACCGTCTTCCATGACGCCTCCGTCCTTCTGCGGCCCCACATGTCGAGATCGGGCGGGTTGCGGCTCGGCTCTTCAGGGGTTCGCTTCCACGCCTTGCGAAGCGCCTCCAGGGCGTAGCGCAGCGCGTCGATGCCGTTGTTGAACTTGTCCTCAAGGAGCGGCAGGACTTCGCTCGTCTTGGCGTCCACCTTGTATGAGTAGCGGGCCAGCTCCTTGGCGATTTCCACGCACCGAGGGTGGACGACGATGTCGAAGCTCTTCAGGAACTCGACGCCGTCCTCGACCGACCCCGGCCCCTTGATGGCCGAGATGATGCGGAAGCCCTGCCGGCGCATGTAGCTGACCGTCTCGGGCCGCGCCGAGTCCGCCGTGATCGTCCAGGCGCGAGCGCCGGGGACCGTATCGAACAGCGCGGGCGTCCGGTCGATCTCACACCCGACCGCAAACGCCTCCCGGTCCACATACAGCGTCCGCCCCTTCAGGAAGCAGCGGATCAAGACCGTCGGATCGTTCGCGAAGCCCCAATCCGCCCCGAACCTGAACTCAGCATCCTCCGGGGTGTCGAACTCTTCGACCCGCCAGTTACGGAACACAGCCGCCTCGGACAGGCGGCGATACTCGCCCAGCCAGACGTGGGCGTACTTGTCCGGGTCTCTCGCCCTGTCCCGGACCATGTCCGACGCCAGAGAGGTACGCTCAAACCACGGGTTGTCACCGTAGTTGACCTCGACACAAACAATGTCCGGGTCGTCTTCAGCGCCCGGCCCACGCATGAAGGCGTCAACCGGGTCTTTCGGGCTCTCCGGGTTCCAACTGAACCAGATCTCCGCCCCCTCGACGCGGATTGTCGGCCTCAGCAGATCGAGAGACCGCTGGCTAAGGCTCTGGGCCTCCTCGACCCATGCGATGCGGTAGCCTTCCAGCGACTTGATCGACGCCGCCGTATGGTTCTGCATCCCCTGGAAGATGATCAGGCCGGCTCGCTCGCCATCGTCGTCCAGGACGTGGATTTCGGTGTCCAGAATCTCGAAATAGCCGCCAAGCCCGTGCAGCTCGATCTTGTCTTCGATAAGCTGCTTGACCGACTGATCCAGCGACTTCTGAACCTCGCGGACACACACGGCCCGCAACGTCGGATCAGCGACCGCCTCCTCGATCAGCCTCTCAGCGAAGAAGTGGGACTTGCCCGAGCCGCGCCCCCCATGGGCGCCTTTGTACTTTCCCGGCCCGAGAAGCGGCGCAAACGCCCTAGGCGTCGGCAGGCTTAGGATCGACAAGCGTTCGCTCGATCTTGCGGACCGAAGCCTTTACGTCGGCCTCGATCTTCGCCTCAATGCTGGACAGCTTGGCGTGGATGAACGGCGCGGCAGCTTTCGCCATGTCCTGCCGATCAGCCATGGGAGCGCCTTCATCGCGCATCCGGCGGAGCATGAATTGAAGCGGCGTCTCCCCGCTGGCTTCGGCCTCCTCCCGCGCCCTGGCCGTAGCCTTGTTCACGGCGCCGGGCTTGCGGCCCGCATTCGGCCTCGCTCCGCCCCGGTTTGATTTCCGGTCGGTCATCTTTGATTTCCGGCTAGTTTTTCAATGCTTCGCCAGCGTGGCCAGAAGACTGGCCGGGTCAGTCCCGGCGCTCAAGCCAGACGGACGGTTCGCCCTGATCGCTGATTCATGTTCTGTTCTGCCCGCCTTGTCAAGCGGCAAGGTTGTCGTTCAGCGCCTCGAAATCTCCCTTCTCGATCACGTCCAGAACCGCGTCAGACCCCGCCTTGACGAACTGGTCCAGCGTCAGCGTCACCGCTCGGCGGTTGCGGCGCGCGGCCTTCCTGTCCCGGGTATAGTCGAACTCTCCCGCCGTCATGCGTGCGCTGATCTTGGCCAGGAGTCGGTGTGGAACCACCGACGCCCGCCCGTCGCGCTTGATGAAGCCGCTCAGGCCCTGCACGGCGTGGGCTTCGTGCAAACCCTCGTACCCGCCGTCAGGATCAATCGGGAAGGTCAGGAACAGATAGCCGGGCATCAAAGGCGTCCGAACCTGTAAGCTCCGGTCCCGAACCTTGCGCCACATCGTCTGGCACGGCAGGAACACCGACACACCAATTTCGCTCAGCGCGTCACAGACCTTGAACTCTGACCTGGGCTCGACCATGGCCACCAGCCAGACGTTGTCGTTCGCCGCTGACTCCAGGGTCATGGGCGTGAAATCCGCCAGGTGTCGAAACGCCGTCATCCCGCCTCCCCCCGCTTCACCATCGCTTCGCGGAACTCGTGCCGCTCATACAGGGCCTGTCTCATCTCGCGCATGACGTCGAGCTGGTCGCTGGTCAGGGGCCAGCCCATCAAGGTCGCCAGAAGCGCGGCTTCCTGAGCCGCTGAAAGCGGAAACATCAGTTCACCGTCCCTTCGTCTTCCGGCTCAACCCCGACATGGAGCCCGCCACAGGTCTTGCAGGTGTAGATCCGGGCCTGATGCAGACCGCCGTTGTGACAGGCCTCAAGCGCAATCACCGCCGTCACGGCATCTGGGAAGGTCAAGGCTCGGCAGAGGTCGGGAGGAAGGGTCATGCGGCTTTCGGGGGCGTGGGGCGGAGGGAGGGAGGAACGCGGGTTTCGGGCTGGTCAGGCGGCGGCCCCAAGGCGTCAGACCACGCCCCGGTTTCTGCCCACAGACCGACCGCTGCCCGCCACTGGGCATCGCCCCAGGCGGTCGAATCCGCTGCGGCCTCGTGACCGGCTCCGTTGCCGTAGAACCCCTCCAGCAATCGGGTGAACGACTTGGCCTGCCCCAGAAAATCGAGGTCGGCCCGGAATGCCCGGTCGTTGTCGCCTCGAAGGAACGCGCTGCGTTCAATCGCCACCAGCGCCTGCCTCCAGCCGGTTTCGCCATGCTCAGCCAGCCTCGCCCTGATCGCCTTGCGCCTCGCCTCCGTCAGCGCCTTGGCCACCGGCAAGCCGATCCGACGCGCCAGGTCATTCCACGTTGCCAAGGCCTCAGACGGGCCGAATGTGGCTCCGGTCGATGGCTCGGCAGGGCGATCCGTCGAAATCGTGGGGGTCGCCGAGCGCGGCGACGACTCTCCTGAAGAAGCTTTAGCTTCGGAAGGAGAGATACTCTGACTTCTGATATCTGGATAATGCTTTGACAAATCGCTGGCGTTTGCCACATCCGCCTTCAATGATTTCCGTGCCTTGGCCCTACCGCCGCGTCTCCCAGCTTCCGCACGTTGGATCGCCTTTTCGTTCGCTTTTTCGAGTTCCAACATGACGCGGCCATGCGTCAGGTCGTCTCCCTCGACATCGAAAAACGCCAGCACGTCGGCCTTGATCCGGCCCCATCTGGATGGGGTGCATCCGGTGATGCGGGCCAATTTCTTGTCGTCGTTCGGAAGCCGGCCATCGGCCCGCCACATACTCATCAACAGCAGCAGATAGGCCCCGTGCTGTTCCGTGGTCAGGTGGCGCGTATCGCCCAGGTAATCGGCGACGTAGAGCTGCATGAAGGGGGCGCTCAAAGCCGACTCTCCCCCAGCTTGGTCGCGCCCCGCTCTTCGGGCGTGGCCTGACGCTCGCAGGCGTCCATCAAGGCGCGGAACCGGCCCTGAAGCTCAAGAGCCTCCCGACCGCCCTTCTCAGCCGCTCTCAGGACGTAATCCAGGCACTCCGGTGCCATCGCCGCCGTGCAAGCCAGCAAGGCTCCCTGCGCGCGGTCGATCATATAGGCGTCGTGGCGCTTGCCCTCGCTGGACAAAACCTCATGACCCCACCCTTGCGTGTCATAGATCCGCTGCGCCTTCCACGGTGCCGGAATCACTTCATTGATCAGGGGAAGGATCACGCCGCCTCCCGATCACGAATGGCCGAACAGGCGATATCGCAGAACGTCTCGACCTGACAGACCGGGCCGTTGTTGTTCTTGCGGACCAGCCAGAACAGCTTGTTGCGAACCTTGTCGAGTTCGGCGCGATACTCGGCCATCGCCTCGAAATCCCCCTCGTTTTCGGGCGGCTTGACGTAGTATTCCGGCCTGTAGAGGAAGATCACCTGCCGAGCGTCCTGCTCGATCTCACCAGACCATCTAAGGTCGGCCAACTCGGGCCTTCGGTCTGTGTTCCCCCTGGCCTCGACCTGACGCGATAGTTGGCAGAGCGCCACCACGGGGACATTCAGCCGCTTGGCCATTTCAGCCAAGGCGCGCGACACGTCCCCGACTTCCGCGACCTTGTTTCCCTTCCGGTCGGTTTCAGACCGGGCGATGGTCAGGTGATCGACAATCACAGCACCCGGCTCGATGCCCTGACGCTCCCAATCGCGGAAAGCCTTGCGCGCCGCGCTCTCCATGACCGAGGGCGTCAGGCCGGGACGCGTGTCAAACATCAACGGCCATCCGGCGATACGCGCCGCCGCCGCCTCAAGATCACGCCACTGATCGGGGTCCAGCTCGTGCCGTTCCGCCGCGAAATAGGTCGGGTTGCGACTCCGCCCGCAATATACTGGCGAATGACGGTCAAAGGCCTCATCACTGGCCATACGAAGGCCTAGCGGGGTATCGGGCATTTCCATCGAAAAGAAGGCCACGCCCTTGCCTCTGGACGCCAGAGAGCGCGCCACGGCCAACCCGGCGGATGATTTCCCCATGGCGGGCCGACCGGCGATGATGGTCATTTCGCCGCGACGAAGCCCCCCGGTATTCTTGTCCAGATCAGCCAGGCCGAACGGCAGATCAATCCGCCCCGCCCGCTCCCGTGCCGTCTGTACAGCCTGCACCGCCACGTCATGCGCCGGCTTCCAGGCTGCAAGCGATGGCGCGCCCGCCGTCAGGGCATCCAATGCCCTGCCCGCCTCATTCAGGCGGTCCAATCCCGAGGCCCCGGCATCCCGCGCGCTCTTGATGATGGTCGATGCTGTGTGAATCAGATCCCGGCGAAGGGCAGCGTCCTGAACCTCCCTGCCATATTCCGAGACATGGGCTTGCGGCGGAGCGCGGTCGATCAGATCAGCGAGATAGGCCACGCCCCCAAGGGCGGCAAAAGCCGGATCGCCCCTCAGCCTGTCAACGATCAGGTTCGGTTCGGCCAGCCGCCCGGCGCGGATCGTCTGCGACACCACATCGAAAAGGCGCTGGTGAAACGGCTCGTGAAAGCTGCCCGCCTTCAACCCCGGCGGCATGGCGTCTAGCGCCGAATTGTCGAACAGGATCGCCCCCAGCACAGCCATTTCGGCCATGAGGTTCGACGGCGCGTTGTCCTGTTCATCGCGAGGGTCTGAGACGAGGTCCAGGTTCACGGGGCTTGACGTTTCTCGATCTTGCGCGCGAGCGCGCGGAGGGCGGCAGGAAGCCACACAATCGGCGGCTTCGGCCCTGTGGACTTTTCATGTAGAGTTTTGGAATTGTCGTTCGACGGCGGGACGTTCATGCGCGAGGCTCCTTGTGAACAGGAGTCTCATTCTGCTTCTCCGCTACGCCAATATCGAACGCCGCTTTCGCCGTGGGCGGATCGGCCCGGACTGTGGACGATTGCGAATTTCCCCCCACCCTCACGATCCGGTTGTCATCATCCAGTTGGACCGAGGTTCCGTCCTTCAACCGGCTCCAGTGCTTGACCGGAATCCTTTGTCCACCCTCCCGCTTGGAGAGCTGGACGATGTGCTGAAAATCCCCGTTCCGGGTCTGCATGGACGAGACGATGTGCGCGGGTGAGCGGGTCATGCGGCGGCTCCGAACAAACGTCCGTCGCGCTTTCCGACCTCATTGCCCCAGGCCGACCATCCCGGCCTTGCCGACCGCGCGAAGAGCTCTAGGCGGGGGCCCGAGACAAGCGCCTCGATGGCCTCATACTGTCGGTCTGGCTTGGCGGAATGAGCGCCCCGCTTAGAGTAGATCAGCTCCGCCACGCCCATGCTCAGACGCTTGGGTGCCCCGCGCGTAAACAGCCAGCACATCTCGGACTGCTTGCGCGTCCAATAGCCCATGCCGGGTACCGGATCGAACTGTGGGCCGGCACTCTTGATCCAGGTGAAGGCCCGCGTCTTGAACTCAAACCCCCACGCCTCCGCCAGTTGGAAGGCGTCCGGCAAATGCGAGTCGACCACCCACATAAACAGAGCGCAGTCTTTGGCCGCGACATCTCCGACCGGGATCCGGCACAGGTCATCCGTAGAGGTGACGGAATAGTGGTCCTCAGCGCCGGAATCATTCCGGCGCTGAGGGACAGCGCCTTTGGGCCGGCTGTAGGTTTTGAATGCCCATGGCGGATCCGCAAGGATGCAGCCAAACGGGCCAGACGGAAGTGCAATGGTCACGCCGCCCTCCCGCGCGAAACCCGGCCATTCCAGCGGCGGGCGTCGTCGATCATCCGGGCCATGGCCGCGTCGAGGGCTTGGGCATCGTCGCCATAGACCCACGCCATCCGCCGGGCGGTGGTTTCATGCCAGCAATGGGCGGTGGTCGGGTCCTGGGCGAGAAACTTCCAGTTCGCCGGGCGCGGACGACACGGGGCCATCGGGCCGCAGGTGTAGGTGTGGCCGCTCATGCCGCCCTCCGATACTCGCCCGACACCCAGGCAGCGTCCCGTGCCGCCAGACGGCGGGGCTGATCCTTGGCGATGCTCATCCGATGGTGGACGCCGCAATAGGACCGGCCCTCGCGAACCGGCTCGCAGCAGAAGGTGAAATTCGGGTGCTCCCCGATAGGCCATGCACACTGGCCGGAGCATCGCTGTTCAAGCACAAGCGGGTTTGAGCCGGAAAGCGCCAGCCACGGCGCCCGCTTGGCGTGTTCGACGGCCTCCCGTGCAAGGCGATCCGCCTCACGCTGGGCCTCTGTCAGACGCGCCCGCTCCGCCTTCCGGCGTTCCGCCTCGGCGCGTTGAGCAGCCTTGCGCGCGGCGCTGCGTTCCGCCGCCTCCGAGGGCAAGCTGAACCTGGGGTCGCCCCGGTCGGTCATCCTGAGCCGATGCAGCTTGCCGATGACCGCGTTACGGGTGACGCTGACGCCGTGTTCGTTCCTGAGCATGACGGCAATGCGTCCGGCGCTATAACCGCCCTTCCAAAGGGCGACGGCGCGGGCGACAACAGCCTGATCGTTCCAAACAGAAGCCATCACGCACCCTCCCGCCGCAGGGCTTTATTCTTGAGCGCCATGCGCTCACGGCGCGCCCTCCCCTTCACCTGAGTGCAGGGGGACTGTTCCAGCTTGGCGAAATGGGCCTGCATGGCCTTCCATGCGCGGTCGGATTCAGAGGCCCTGCGCCATTGGTTCCGACCCCACGCGATCAAGGCAATTCCGCCGATGATGAGGGACAGGCCGATGAGGAGGGTTGTCGCCATCACAGCCCCCTCACATCATCGAGGCGGAGGCCGATTTCATCGCCGGACCATTCAAACGCCCGGCTGATCCACGACGCCAGATGCGCCGGGATGAAGGCCAGCGCGACACAGATCAGGCTAATCGCGCCGGTCAGCGTCCACAGAGCGCATAGCCCGCAGATTATCGCCCATGTCCCGAAGGCCTCTATCCAGCCGCTGCCATGTCGTGCGCTCACGCTCTCGTTCCTTCTCGATGTGGGTTTGCAGGGTGTGGCGAAGCATCGCCGTTCCGATGAACAGCAGCAGCGGCCAGCCATCCTTGCGGATGCAGATGTTGAGGCCCCGAAGCCCGCCGGTCGCATAGACCACACCGCGCGCCAGGCCCTCGGTCATGGCGAAGTGAAGGCATACGCGCTTGACCGTGTTCTGAGGCCAGCGACGCCGGACATAGGCCGCAAGCGCGTTCTCTATGCCGTATGAGCCATCCGTGAATTCGGGGATGAAGTCGTCTGAGATTTGCACTGCCGTTCCCATCTAGTTTTCACCTCGACGGGGCGGCTTCCGCTCTTTCGATTGGAGCGAACGACAATGGGCCAGATCATCGCTGTGTGCTTCGTGAGGAGGGTGCGATTGACGGGCCGGGACGACAGGCACGGTCCGGGGCTGCAGCCCCGGGCGAAGCCAGACGATTTTCTGATCAGCCCCGAACTCCAGCGGCTGATCGCCAGACAAAGGGCGGACAGACGAAATTGAAGGTTGGGCAGCAAGAGGCTGGAGCGGCGGTGGGGGAAACCTCGCCGCCGTTTCGGCGTCATGGGCCTCCCATCGCGCCCGATGACACCGACGCGCTCGGTCGATCATCCATGCGCTCAGGCGAATGTGCAAAGGCACGCGGGACACGGCGTCGGGCTGGTCGGTGGGAAGCGCGAGGGTCATGCCGCCTCCCGCGATTCCTGGACCAGGGCGTCGATGACGACCTCCATTCGCTCACCCGCGTCCAGCATCACCTTGGCGCGCTCGACATTCGACTTGAGCAGGGGCAACCCGGCCTTGCGAACGCATTTCTTGGCGAACTTCAGATGATGCGTCCGGCGGAACTCTGGGTCCTGCCAGTTGGCCTTCACCGCATCGGCTTGGCGCTTGCGGAACTCTGGGTCCTGCCAGTTGGCCTTCACCGCATCGGCATTGCGCTTGCGGAACTCTGGGTCCTGCCAGTTGGCCTTCGTCGCATCGGCATTGCGCTTGCGTCGCTCGTCCCGCGTCGTGTGCGGCGTGACGATCTGTATGATCCGTGCGCCTGTCAGCCCATACTTTGCCGCGACCTCCGCCGTGGCCATGCCGGATTTCCAGTCAGAAACGATGGCCGCATTGCGGGCAGGATCAGCGCGGCGAGCCATCTATGCCGCCTCTCGCTTGGCGGCGGCCTTGGGTTCGCCCTTCACCAGCAGATCAAGCGTGACATCCGGGAATGCGTCGATCAGGAAGGCATACTGCGCACGCGGGATGCGCCGGTTCTTCCAGACGCGCACATGATCGCGCGGCACTCCACAGGCCTCGGCAATCGCCTCGGTGCCCTTCTGTTCGATGATGCTGGCGTGGCTCATGGTTCGGACGTTACTGCTGGTTACGTCTCGATGCAAGCGCAATGTGACGCCGGGTTACGTGACGGGGAGTAACCTCAGTGTATGTACCGGCAGTGGGAATCCCTTCGCGAGCCGAATGAACGGCTGACCTGGGCGCGGATGCGCTGGCAGGAAAAGAACGGCGTCGGCCCTAACGCCGCCGCCGCCGCCGAAAGTCTGGCGATGCGCCCGCACACCTACCGGGCCTATGAGCGCGACAGCCGCGCGTCGAAGCACACGGCCCTCGACCACCAGCGCGCCGTCCAGTTCGGGCGCAAGTTCGGGGTTAGCTGGCGCTGGCTTCTGACCGGCGAAGGAACGCCGGACGATCAGTCCATGGCCGAGCTAACCCCGATTGAACGCCGCGTGATTGACGCCCTGCGCGAGGCCCCGGAGGCCCGGCAGACCGCAGTCGCCGATGCAATCGAGCAGCTCCTGAAGACTGCCTGAGCGGCACGTCAGAATCGGTCGCCTATTCGTTAAACGACTATTGGCACCAGAACGATGGTTGCTCGTAGCTCTCGAAGATCCACGCTGCGCCGTCCCAAGTTGCGTACATGGTGTAGCGGCATGATTGCTCCACACGCTGGCCGCCGTAGGTGGTGGATTGGCCGGTCACGGTCGTCAACCCACCGGGCGGAGAGTATATGTTGGCTGACACGACCGTTTGCGTCGGCGCCTGAAATCCGGTTGTGATTAGCCACTGAAACGCGCGTCGGCCATCTGGCATGTCGAAGGCAAAGTCGGGCGGGCCGTAGGTTGCCATGGCCGATTGCAGTGGGCGCCCAATGTAGCCCCGCATCGTTCCGGTCGCCGTGGCGCACCCCGCCAACGTAACCGCGAACGCCAAAATCACTAGCCTCCGCATCGATCATCACCCCTTCCTCTGGATGACACCTTCCAGCAACGGACGTAACCCGGCGTAACTTTCCGCTTGCGCCGTGACGTAACTCCGGGTAACGTCTCTCAATCCAAGGGAGACACACGCCATGCGCCTACCCACCCACATCGTCACCGCCGATCAGCTGACGGACGGCATCTACACCGGCTCTGTCGATCTGACGGATTACGCCGGTCATATCGAAATCGCAGCTGATCTCGGACGGGTTCGCTTTAAGGCGAGCCTTTCGGCAAAGGGCCGTATTCGCGCGCTCGCCGGTTCGGACATCGAGGCCGGTGGGGGCATCGAGGCCGGTTGGGGCATCGAGGCCGGTGAGGGCATCAAGGCCGGTGAGGGCATCAAGGCCGGTGGGGGCATCAAGGCCGGTTCGGGCATCGAGGCCGGTGGGGGCATCAAGGCCGGTTCGGGCATCAAGGCC